ATGAATACGAAGATAATGACACTATTTCTAGAGTCAGTCAAGGTTGGCTCAAACATTGGGTTGGTGGAACTTATAATACTCCAGTACCTAAAGGCGTTGCTTCACAAATACCTATAGAAAAGAATTTTGATACTCTTTTCGCAATGTACGAAGCAGACGGCACTTTATTCGCAACAATAAACACTTTTGTTAATAAGACTGTGAGTAATGGTTACCGTGTTGAATCAAAGAATAAACAATTATTAGACAGAGTAAATAAAAGACTTGACGATTTAGGTTTTGAAATCGTTTTGCCAAACTTACTACGTAACATGATAGTTTACGGGGATGCCTTCCTGGAGCTTGAGTACAGGCCGCAATCAGAGGAAGTCATCAAACTTCACGTTTTAGAAACTACTGAAATGGAAGTTATTAGTGACGAGCATGGAGAGGTTTATGGTTATAGGCAGAGAAAGGGAGGTAAGGACCCCGTTGATTTTACTCTTGATGAAGTAATTCATTTTAAGTGGTTAGAGTTTGGTGGAAGACTTTTCGGTATGAGTCAGCTTAAACCGTTAACTAACACTATTAAGACTAAGTTCTTTGCAGAAAGTTATAATAAGACTAAATTCCAGAATTATAGTCCTAGAGTTGCTTGGATGGCTAAGAATGCTAGTATGGACCAAATGAAGGATTTGATTAGTATGCTTAAAGCGGCTAAGCACGAACCTCACAAGGATATTGTGATTCAGGGAGATATTGATTTTAAGCCGTTAATTGAAACTAATGACGACACTAACTTCATAAAATTATTAGAGTACTTAAGAACGCAAATCTTAATGACTACTCAAGTACCTCCTATAATGTTGGGACTTCCTGATAATAGTAACAGAAGTAATAGTGACGTGCAAATGAGGGCTTTCGAAAGCAACGTTAAGAGTTTGCAAAGACCGGTATCTTTTACTATAACTAAAAAATTATTTCCTTTATTAGGTTATAATAATGTTCAGTTCGTGTTTAATCCTTTGGATAAACGTAACGAGAAGGATGATTTAGAAATTGCTGAAAAACTTGCAGCAATAGGTTTTGATGACGAAACAATTGTTGATTTCTTAAAGAGGGCAGGACTTGAATTAAGGGAGGGGGCTAAGATTAAGACTCCTGAAGAAAAAATGCCGGGACTGGTGCCTGGTAAAACAAATCTTGATAAGGCTGGAAGGCCTAAAGCTAGGGATGATAAACCTGAAGATATGAAGACTGGCAGGGAAGCCAGTACTAGAGAAGACCAATTAGCCAGGAGTATGACTTGGGATGACGTTACGAGGTTGTTAAGATAATGGAAAGATTTACTCAAGTGAAAGTTATTGCTGTAAGTAATGATGTTGAGAAAGCTTTGCAAGAACTTAATCAAGCATTACACGATATGGAATTCGTAGGTAACCAAATAAAGAACGTTGAACCATTATTTGATAATCCTAGGTTATGGTTAGTAACTTACCAAAAAGATAATAGAGGTACAGAAAATGCCAGAGGCGATGTTGAACAAACTGCCAAGTAAAGCAAGAAGTTTGTGGGAGACTGTTTATAATAGGGCTCTTGAACAATCTTACGAGAAACAAAAGGCTGCTAAGATAGCTTGGATTGCTGTAAAAAGAAAATACTTAGTTGGCGGTGACTTGTGGGTTTCTAGAGGGGGACAAATTGTTGATGTGAAGCAGGCCATTCTTAGGAATTTTGAGAAGGATGGAGATATTTTTATTGATGCTTACGTAACTAGTTTTGAGCCTGATGATGGAGATATTAAAAATAGCGGTGCACAAACTTATAGTACGATGGTTAGTAAATCTGTAGCTCCGAAAATTGCTGCTGAGTTAGAAACTTTAAGAATTGGTGGCGGCATTGAACACGATACATTCCCTTCAGAGAGTACTTATGATTCTGAAGCTGATGACGTATGGCACGTGGTTAAAGCCACTGTTGATGATAAAGGTATTAGGGCTTTACTAAAACTTAATAATAAATCTAAAAGGTTTCAAGAAGTTGCTGAAGGTATTGAAAGAAAAAAGTACCGTGGAGTAAGTCTTGAAATAATTCCTGGAAATAACGCTTTTAATCTTAAAGAAATTGATGGGCGTACTGTTAAGGAACTTAAAAATTTTCGTAGGATAGCCGGGGTTAGTCTTACTAGATTCCCTTTGGATAAGTATTCTACTATTAATGCTTCTTACAAAAGTAAGAAAAAATAATAATGATTGATTCAGAAAAGAAATGGCCAAAAGTATTGGTTTGTTGTCCTACTTATGAAGGTAAGGATTACTGTACTGATGCTTGGATGAAGAACGTGCAAGGATTAAGTTATCCTAATTACGACATCGTAATCGCTGACAATAGTGAGAATAAGGGCGGTAAGTACTTTAAGAAATTAGTTAAGTACGGTCCCGGAAATGCTAGAAGTATTGAAGTTTTACAAACTCGTAGGGCTAAGACTTCCAGGGAAACTATTGCTAAGTCTAGGAACCAGTTATTGGATTATTTTAAGGCCGGAAATTATGATTATATGATGTCTATTGAGATTGACTTATTACCTCCTGAAGACATTATTCAAGATTTAATGTCTTATCAATTGCCTGTTTTGACTGCTATGTATGAGATTGGTTATAATGATAAAGTTGGTCAGGTTGGTGACGTTGGTAAGTATGCTTTGATTCAGCAAGCAATAAGGGAGTCTACTACTAGTAAGCAAGATAATTCTCATACCGAGGTTCATTGTCCTCATTGTGAAAAGATTTTGTTTATTCATAATAGGACTCGTCAATTAACTCGTGAAGAAATTGATGAATTTGTTGATGGTTCCGTAAAACAAGTGCATGCCTGCGGTGTTGGTTGTACTTTGATTAATAAAGACATTTTTAAATTGGTTAAGGAATTTCGTGTTGATACAAAATATAATTATCACGATGATACTTTCTTTTATTTAGATTTGTGGAATAATAAAGTTCCAGTATTTTTACATACTGGTTATAACATAACTCATGATAATAGTGACTGGCAAGCTGTCAGCGATTATTAAAAACAATTGGAGGATAAGATAATGACTGAAGAGAAAACTGAAACAACTGCAAAAACTGCTGAACAAGAAGTTACCGAACCAACAGCCGAAAAAGTTCAAGAAACTACTGAAGAAGCAAAACAACCTGAAAATGAAGAAAAGGTTGAAGATGATGGTCTTTCTGAAAAAGACTTAGAAATTATTAAGAAGGAAATCGACGCTATAGAGAAACAAGAGGATATAAGTAACGAAGAATTCAAGAAAGAATTCATGAAACTTAAAGAGACGCACAGTAAAGTCGAGGAACAACTTAAGTCTTTGGAAGAACAAAAAGCTGCTATTGAAGAAAAGAATAAATTGCTAGAAGAAAAAAGAAAAGGTTTAGCAACTATTTCATCTAATGATGGTGGTTATTCACAATCTGCGCAACCTGATAGAAAAGACCCTGCTAAAGAATTTGAGGAATTGCCTAGTGACGAAAAGTACAGGCAGTTTGAAGAATACTTTTTAGGGAAGAGATAAAAAAAAAATAGAATAAAATTATAAAAGGTAGATTTTTATGTCAAATGAAGAATATATTTTAAGAGCTTCAATTGCTAACGAAGCAACAACTTTTCAATCTTCTGATACGGCTGCAGGTTATATCATACCTGAAGTTTGGAGTAGAAAAATTGAAGAATTTGCTAAAGCAAATATTGTATTAGCTCAATTGGGTGTTATAAACACTGAACTTTTAGGAAATCCTGGTGACGTAGTAAACATTGCAGTAGATGCAGAACTTACTGCTGCAGCATTAACAGAAAGTGTTTCTGCTAGCATTAGCGCTATCAGTTATACTCAAGTAACAGTTACGCCTTCTGAACAAGGAGTGGCAGTTAGCGTTACTAGAAAAACAATGGAAAGAGCTTTCAACAACGTTATGGAAGACCAAAGTAGAATTATGGGTTATGCTTTAGCTAAGAGAAAAGATTCTTTAGTAGCTAGTTTATTGGCTGGAACTGCAGTTAGTGAAATTACAGCTAATGGAGTTGCTACAAGTGCTTTAGCATCAAGTGATA